CTATCGATGTATTACCCGTCTTTTACAAAAGACAATACATAGAGTGGCAAGATCGTGGAACTAGCACTGGTGCTCCAGTTGCAATTCACGAGGCAGACAGTGATATCGTGAGTACAACTACTCGTGATAAATCTTACAAGGATAGATTACCAAATGGTAATTACTTGGAGAACACTGCTAATCACTTTGTGATACTCTTAGGTAAGAGTCCAACAACAGCTTTGATTTCTATGAAAGCTACTCAATTAAAAGTGAGTAGAAAATGGAACTCAATGATGATGGGCATAAAAATGCAGGGTAAGAACGGATTATTCACACCGCCAACATATAGCCACATTTATAATCTAAAAACTGTTCAAATGTCTAACGACAAAGGAACATGGTTTGGATGGGATGTAGCTAAAGTTGGTCCTGTATCTGACAAATCAATCTATGATATCGCTAAAACTTTTGCTGAACGAGTAGGTAAAGGCGAAGTGCAAGCGAAGCATGGCTCAGAGGAAACAAGTAGTACACCATACTAACCGAATCCTAGGTAGTGGGCGGCTAAGCGAGAGTGGATCCGCCCGCTTTGAAAATTATGTCAGTTGCAAATTTTAAAGATATATTTAAAGGATTAGATCGGGCTCGTGGTGTCACTTATGTGGACAAGAAAGGCGAGGACGGTCAGAAGATAAAAGGTAAATCATTTGTAACAAGAGAAAAAGTTACTGATGATTTATGGAATAAACATCTTCAAGGAATTGAACCAAGTCTAGGTATAATTCCAATCAATGATGATAATAAATGCCGATGGGGATGTATAGATATAGATTCCTATGCAGGATTTGATCATAAAAAATTAATTAACAAGATTAAAGAATTAAAACTACCTTTGGTAGTATTCCGATCTAAATCGGGAGGGGCTCATGTATTTTTATTTACTGAAGTTCCAGTAGAAGCAAAAATAGTAAGAGATAAACTTTTATCTATCAGTGCAGTATTGGGTTATGGAGGAGCAGAAGTATTTCCAAAACAAATAGAATTAAAATCGCAAGATGATACAGGAAATTTTTTAAATTTACCATACTTTAATGGAGATGATACAACACGATATGCTTTTAAAGATGATGGTACAGCAGCAAGTTTAGAAGAATTTTATGGGATCTATAATAATGTAAAACAACTAGATGTTGGTTCCATAAAAGTAGAGAGGCCCCAGTCAGAATTTTCTGACGGGCCTCCTTGTTTAGAATCTTTAACACAAACAGAGATTAAAGATGGAAGAGACAGAATACTTTATCAATACATACAATATGCAAAAAGAAAATGGCCAGAAAACTGGCAATCAAAAATAAATGCATTTAATTATAAATATTTTGAAAAACATCCTGAAGGACCATTAGAAGACAAAATAGTTCAAGGTAAAATAAAATTTAATGATGGAAAAGAGTTAGGGTTTAAATGTAACGAAGAACCTATGTGTAATCATTGTGATAAAAATTTATGTAGAACCAGAGAGTTTGGTATAGGAGGAGAGTCCGTTTTTCCATCACTTACTGACTTACAAAAAATTCTATTAGATGAACCTTATTATTGGGTCAATGTAGATGGAGAAAGAGTTAAGTTAGATACAATAGATTATCTAATGGAACAGAGATTGTTTAGAAGAACAGTTGCTAAACAAATCAATAAAAAACCTAAAAGAGTCACTACAAAAGAATTTGAATCGTATGTAGATCAGCTTTTACAAGCCATTGAAGAAGTGGAAGCACCAGTTGGATCATCTAAAATAGATCAATTGAATAATCATTTAGAAGATTATTGTATTCAAAGGTCAATTGGATCAGTTACTAAAAAAGATATTTTAAATGGAGCAGTTTATACTGAAGATGGCAAGCATGTGTTTACATTTCATAGATTTTTTCATGGACATTTAACTAAGAAAAAATGGAAGGAAGATTATCAAGTTACTCAACAGATGTTAAAAGAACATTGTGGATGTGACGAAGGAAGAATGGTTATAGGTAAAAAGAAACCATCGGTTATGAAAGTAGAAATATTTGACAAAGTAGAAGATCAATTTACACAAAAGAAACTAAAAGAGGAGGTACCATTTTAATGGCTAAAAGAGAAAAATTTTCAATATGGGGAAGAGAACCCGACACTAAAAAAGGATGCTATGAATTTTTTCAAGCAAGAAAAAAATTATGGTTTGAAGGATATATTTTAGAAGGAGACGATGAAAAATATATGAAAGAAATGATGAGTAAATATTATTACTCGCCATTAAAACCACATATGGTGCAAGATGTTTGGCATGAAAATGAAGATAAGATTATAGAAATAAAAACTGTATTGGGCCCTGTTTTTGGAGAAAAAACTTTTGAGTTTTGGATAAAACATCCTACCTTTTCTCAACAAAAAAGTATCACTACCATAGACGGTAAAATAAGTTTTACTAATCCTGATGGAACTCCTTATACAGAATTAATGCAAGATATAGGTTCGGGTAAAATGTTTAACTTTTCTACTGCTCGATGTATATGTTTTCCTGGTCAAACAGGTTTAGTTCATGAAAGTGCAAAACCTAAATCAGCAGTAATGGAAGCATTAAAAAATGCTATTGCTCCACCAAAAATACAATGGAAAAAAGATCAAGGATATAGACCAAGAATTGATCCGCGTATGGACGCTCATCATGTTGATGGTAAAGAGTTTAAAACTATTTTTTTAAAATTTATTAATACTTTAAAAATTAGTGAAGAAGAATTTTATCAGAAGATATATCCAGAACATGGAAATTACGACACTAATTTAATAGAATATGTCACAATCACTGGGTGGCAATTTAAAAATAATATGGCTGGAAAAACATGGAAAGAAACATGGTTTGATTTTCATGAAAAATATAGAGAATATGAAATGGTAGATCCCATTGCTCATCACAAGCTTAGTTCTGATGAAATTAAATTTAAAACTAACATTAGAAAAAACGTAGAAGATTTATTAAAATGAAAACAATTGTATTAGGACCACCAGGTACAGGAAAAACATATACTTTATTAAATAAAGTACAAGATTATTTAAAACATACTGATCCAGATAAAATAGGTTACTTTGCTTTTACAAAGAAAGCTGCCAATGAAGCAAAAGGAAGAGCGATGGATAAATTTAATTATACTGAAGATGATCTTCCTTATTTTAGAACTCTTCATTCATTAGCATTTAGAAAACTTGGATATAACAAAGATCAAGTAATGCAGAAAAGACATTATGAAGATCTTGGTAAAAAATTAAATATATTTTTAGATTATAACGAATTTGATGAAGAAGAGACTGGCATATTTACAACTAAAAGTGATTACTTAAGACTTATTCATTTAGCTAAACTTAGAAATATAACGCTAGAGCAACAATTAAAAATGGGAGAACATAATACAGAAGTGGAATACAAAACTTTAGTTCATTTAGCCCATGAATTAGAAAGATATAAAAAAGAAAACGTTCTTAAAGATTATAATGACATGATATTAGAGTTTATTAAATCAGACAAGTGTCCTAAATTTGATGTTGTATTTATTGATGAAGCACAAGACCTATCTTTAATGCAATGGGACATGGCTAAAAAAATATGGAATAATACAGAAGATTCTTTTATTGCAGGTGATGATGACCAAGCAATATTTAGATGGGCTGGTGCAGATGTAGATTCTTTTATAGCACAGACAGGAAAACTTTTAAATCTTACACAATCAAGAAGAATACCAAGAGCTATTCATGATTTTGCTTTAGGTATTATTAAAAGAGTTTCTAATAGAAGATATAAAGAATGGGCACCACGAAATCATCAAGGCTCTTTAAAATTTCATGATGATATAAAAGATTTAGATATGTCTTCAGGTGAATGGTATGTATTATCTAGAACACGTCACATGTTAGAAGATGTGGAAGATGAGATGAGAGAACGAGGATGGTATTTTGAAAATAGATTTAAAAAGATGCCGGAGAAAGATGCATCAGAAGCGGCAGGAGAATGGGAACTAGCAAGAAAAGGCACACCATTAAATTATAAACAAGTTGAAAGAATATACAGCTATATGACACCTCAACACGTGGATAAATTAAAACTTAAAGGAATGGCTAAAGAAAGTTATTATAATTTATCTCAATTAAAAGACTATGGATTAAAAACTGATGCCGTTTGGTATGAAGCATTTGATGATTTAAATTTTAGAAGAAAAAATTACATCAGAAGCATGCGTAGAAATGGTGAGAACTTAAAAGGAAATCCAAGAATACATTTATCTACCATCCACAGTGTGAAAGGCGGGGAAAGACCTAATGTAGTTTTACTAACTGATCTAACTACTAATACAAATAGATCTTATTTAAAAAACCCAGATGATGAAACAAGATTATTTTATGTGGGTGCAACAAGAACAAAAGAAAATTTACATATTATAAGACCTAAAGATTATGAAAAAGCATACCCGCTAGAAAATTATGAGTGATAAAATATATAAAAAGCAAGTAGGCGGTGATCACTATAGGTCTATGGTTATTCAACCATCAGAATTTATTAACAGAAATAATATTCCTTTTGCTGAGGGCAACGCAATAAAATATTTATGTAGACATAAACAGAAAAATCAAAAAGAAGATTTATTAAAAGCAAAACATTATATTGACATGGCGATCGATAGAGATTATCCTGAAGAAGTGAAAGAAGAAATAAAACAGAAAAAAAATTCCTGGGGCATAGTTAAATAATGCAAATCGTAAAACAACCAGACATATTTTTAAGAGAACCAACGAGTGAGGTTAAATTTCCGTTAAGTTCAGAGGACAACGTTATTATTGATCAGATGATAGATACCATGTACCGTAATAATGGCATAGGTTTGGCTGCCAATCAGGTAGGTTATGCAAGGCGTATATTTGTTATAGATACTACTTCAAGCAAAGCTGGAGCCATGATATTTATTAATCCTGTCATTGAAAAGTTAGCTAAAGAAAAATTAACAGAAGAAGAAGGCTGTCTATCCTGTCCTAAGCGATTAGTAGAGGTTAGAAGACCAGTCTATGTGGGTCTTAAATATTTTTGTAGACATGGAGAAGAACATTATAAAACTTTTTATTATCTATCAAGTCGAGTAATTCAACATGAAATGGATCATTTAAATGGTAAGTTAATAATTGATAAAGAAAAGGAGAAAAATGCAAATTCCTCTTTTTAAACCACAGACCGAATGGTTACCACCAACAGAATTTCCAGATTTATCTAAACATACTGAAATTGCAATTGACTTAGAAACTAAAGATCCTGAATTAGTAAAAATGGGATCCGGCAGTGTTACAGGTAGAGGAGATGTAACCGGGATTGCGGTAGCTGTTAAAGATTGGTCCGGATATTATCCAATTGCTCACGAAGGTGGTGGGAACATGGATAGAAAAAAAGTTTTAAAATGGTTTCAAGGAGTTCTTAACACTGACGCTATTAAAATATTTCACAATGCCATGTATGACGTTTGTTGGATCAGGTCTCTTGGTCTTACAATAAATGGTAAAATAATTGATACTATGATTGCGGCAGCAGTTGTTGATGAAAATCAAATGCGTTATGATTTAAATAATTGTAGCCGTAGATATATAGGTAAAGGCAAAGATGAGAGTGCATTATACGAAGCAGCTAAATCGTGGGGAATAGACCCTAAAGCAGAAATGTATAAACTACCCGCTATGTATGTTGGAGCATACGCAGAAAAAGATGCTGAATTAACCTATGAACTTTGGCAAGAATTAAAAAAAGAAATTTTACACCAGGATTTAAATGCTATTTTTGATTTAGAGATCGAACTTTTTCCTTGCCTAGTCGATATGCGGTTCTTAGGAGTTCGAGTAGATGTTCAAGCAGCTCACCAATTAAAAGACAAACTATCATTAGAAGAAAAAGAATGCCTATTACAAATAAAAAAAGACACTGGAGTAGATACCCAAATATGGGCAGCACGCAGTATTGCTCAAGTTTTTGAAAAGCTTCGCCTACCATTTGACCGAACCGAAAAAACAAATTCTCCATCATTTACCAAAAATTTTCTTCAGAATCACCCCCACCCGCTGGTGAAACGAATAGCCCGCGCTCGAGAAATAAACAAGGCGCATACCACGTTTATTGATACCATATTAAAACATAATCATAAAGGAAGAATACATGCTGAAATAAATCAACTTAGATCCGATAATGGAGGCACAGT